GTTATTTTTAGATAGACCTGTTTGCAATACACCTTCTTTTTTTATTTTAAATACATACATCATATGTGGAGATTCTTTAATCGGCATTTCAAACCATTCTTTAGCTTTTTCTTTTAATATTGAACATGCAAAAGGTCTAAACCATTCTCTTTTTTTAATTGCATTTATTTTTTCGTGTGCTTTCTTATGTATTGGATTCATCAACAAAGATCTATTCCCTAGTCCTCTTTGACCTTGTTCACTTCTAGATTGAAAGATTGCAACTGGTTCTTCTAGTAAAACTTCAGCAACTTCGTCTGGAGTTACATTATAAATCTTATGTTTTAAAAAAATGTTTGTATTTAATTTTTGAGGGACACCTAAGTATATATTATCATTTTTAATTTTTCCTCCTAAATAAAAATTAGCTGCACCTAAACTTATTCCAAAATCACCATTAAAAGGATCACAAAATAAATTTTTTGTTTTATTTAATATTTTAGAGTTGTACAAAACATTTTGTGCACAACCCCCTGTAAAGTGTATATCTTTTCTAAGGCCCCATTGATCCATAAGTTTTGTCATTTCATTTTCAAAGTTCTCTTGTATTTTAGCAGGTCTTTCATCATATAAACTCCAAGCCATTGTTTTTCCACAATCTAGTTCATGAGTAAAATGTTTTTTTGTAAACAATTCATAACGAGTACCAATTCCGTTAGATTCAGTAGATATATGTTCTAATTTTTTATTATAAAAATATAAACTTTCTCGTTCTAAATTATCTCCATACTTAGCACCAGAGCTGTCACAAACTAAAATATTTTTAAGTTTTTTATTCCAAGTTAAACCACAATATGCATGAAATAAATGATGATAATAATCATTATAAAATATTATTTCTACATTTTTTAATTTACTATCTTTTAACATATCTTTCCACAATGAAGTCGTAGGTAATGTTTTAGGTCCTAGAGATGTTATTAAAATTTTGTTTACTTTTATATTATTTAATATGTCAAATACTGACTTAACAGGATGAGTAGTATATTTAAATCGATTGTATCTATCTAACTGCGTGTGAAATATAATCTTATTATTTTTTACATAAGTCATACATCCATCATGAGTCGTATGAATTGCTAACACATTCATTTAATTGCCCCTACTAAAATTTTTTTTCCTTTATAAGAGGGTTCAGCATAATGAAATATTTGACCACTAAAGACAATTACTTTACCTTTTTTAGGAGTGAATTTTTTATTTACAGGATTTTTTAAAACCGTATCTCCATCTGAATTACTTAAATATAATATAAAACTATAATCATCTGGTTTGTGTAAATGCTCTGTTTGATATCCTCCTTTACTATATTGAATATAGTGTATGTGAAATATTTTTTTATATAATTCATTTATAGGAACAATTTTTTTAAGTAAACCATGTGAGAACAGGTTAACTATATTATTAGTTTGATAACCATTTTTAGTGCAGGTTTCAAAAGGATACTTTTTTAATTTATTTTCTTTTATTTTTTTTAAAACTGTATTTATTGTTTTTGTATCTATATTGTATTCAAGATAGTCAAACATTAATTTTTTGAAAACCAATTTGGCAGTCCTAAGTGTGGACGTCTATCAAACATGTTGTCTGCAGCACCCTCTGTCTCACTATTATTATAATGCATAAAAACTTGTGCACATTCACTGCCTTTAAATTTTTCTCTCCAATGTTCTAAATCCTGACCGCTGTAAACTAACATATCCCCTGGTTTAAGTTGTATTTTAATACCTTTCATTCCTTCTTTGCCCGATGGTTCTAAATATATATCCCATTTATCTCCACCTAAATTCATAGTCGTAGATATCTCACAACTAAATCTGTCTTTATGTCTTTTAAGTTCATCGCCTTTTTTATATATTCTTGCATATGTATATGCAGGATATAATTTTAATCCTGTTGTTTTTTCCATTATGGGTTGGCATTTTAACAACAATGTTTCCATTGCTATATCGGAATAACAGGCATAAGTGTTAATTACTTGTCCTTCTAAAGGATCCTCATAATATCCAAACGAGTGATCAAAAGGAGAAATATATCTTTCTTTCATACAAGTGTCATGAACTTGTTTTTTCATAGAAAAATAATTATAAACAAATGTAGCTAAATCTTTTGATATAGCTTGTTTAATAACTGCGTATTTATTTTTTTTAAAACTCATATTAAAAATAATTAAAGTTTATAACTACTCTTCTTTTTTGATCTGTGCAAAGAGAACTAGCATGTGGTTTATGTGGGTCAAAGAATACAACTCTATTTTCTTTTGGTTTTACTTTTTTATTCTCAAAATGTGTTTCTCCGTTATTATCGTTTATATAAAATAAACAACCTTTATGAGGAAAATCATAATCAACATGAGTTTCATGTCTTCTTTTTTTACCTATATTCATATACATATTTCCTTTAATTCTTAAAATTGCTTTACAATTTATTTTTTGTAAAAATTTACTCCACATATTGTAAAAGTTACTTTTTTCTGCATTGTTATTATAAAACATATGTGTAAAATAATAATAATTTTTAGGATCATTTTTATCTGTAATGCAATTATTATAATACCAAGGAAAATTATCGCTAGAGATAAATTCTTTTAATTCATTAAAATATTCTTTATCTAAAAAATTATCAACAACTTTAATCATCGTTTATCATTTCTTTAGGAATTGTTTGTATATTGAAATGTATAAACCTAAATGGATCTTTACCATGATCTACTGAAAATTCATGTTCTAAGTAACCAGGGAATATTACAAGAGTTCCTGGTTTTGGTAAAAAATGAACTAACTCTGTTGCGTGGCATATACTCATATTAGGTTTCATTTTTAACTTAGTTGCACTTGCACCTGTTCTTGGCTCGTGAAAAATAGGATATGAAGTTTTTTCGCTGCATTTTAAAAAATAAAAACCAGATACGTGTTGATTCCAATGTATGTGTGCGTTGTGATGACCGCCACCATTTTTAGAAAATTCTTGAACCCAAAATTCTGTATACATGTTAATATATTTTGACATATCGAAACCTTGATAATCTAAAAACTCCCAAGCTTTTTGACCTATATAATTTCTTAAATCTTTAAAGTTATTATCTCTGGTAAGTGGTGTAGAATGATAACTTGTTCCAAAATCACCAAATTTTTTTATATATTCTTTTTCTCTTTTTCTAGCTTCTTTTATATATTTATTAGATGCTTTATTTAAATCTTTAACAAAATCAGGTTTATATTCAACCCATATAGGTGTTTTAAAATAATCTGTTTTTTCCATTTTATTTATATGGATATCCAAGTGTCCATAGAACTAATGAATATCTTACTCCTTTCGTTACTGGTTGTACTCTATGCCATACAAATGAGGGAAACACAACAATAGATCCTTTAGGTAAAATTTCTTTTACTGTTACTACATGTTTTGATGTATCTCTCATATGGGGATCATAGTTTCTAAAATCAAATTGTAATTCACCGCCTTCATATTCTGAACCATCGGTTAGCTGTAGGGTCATAGATATTTTTCTAATTTTACCATGTTGATTACTGTTAGGTTTATTGTAGGGTTTTTCCCAAGAATCATTGTGCCAATCATAATGTTGACCTACCTTATATTTTGTAAATTGAAAAGCTTCTGATATTTCATAATCAAAATTCCAACCCGCATATTTATTAGCTCTAAAAATATATGGATAAATTTCTTTATATAGCCAAGCATCACTTAACCAAACAACATCTGAAAATCTTTTTCTTTTTAAATTTCTAAACTCATCTTTATTTAATTTTTTATTACCTATGCCACCAGTTTTAGCTAGAATTTCGTTTTTAGATAAAGCATATTTAATTATGTCATCACACACTTTAGGTGGTATAGCAGATTTAAAATACCAATAATAATTAGACAAATTCATAGGTTATTGTTTGTATAAAATTTAAATTATTTTTTTGATCATTTATAACTTTATATAAATTTGTAGAAGGAAACATAACAAAATAATTATTTTTTAAAGGTATTATATGTGACTGACCTTTTCTTCTGTTATCATCATAAAAAATTTCAATGTTACAATCTTCCACATTAACTCCATATAGTAATACAAAATCAGGAGCGTTTTTTAAATCAAAAGGGTTAGCTTCAGATAAATAAGTTTTTTTATCCAAAGGTTTATAAATATCTCCCCAAGTTTTTTTATTTAATAATTTTATTTTATATTTAAGATTAACGTGTTCTATAATATATTTGTTTAGTTTATCCCAAGTTGTAGAAAATAAAAATTCATCATTGGTTAGATTAGAATATAAAATTTGATTAGATAAATAAGTTCTATCTATCTCCCAATGTTTTGGCATTTTAACTTCACCAAAATATAACGCTTGTTCAGTTAATACTTTCTTCTGCATGTGTTTTTATTAAATATAGATATAAATTATGCGATTTAGTCTGTCAAGTATGCAATTTCGTTTGTTAAGTCCCAAGATTGGCCTAGTTCATTCCAAGCATAATCCCATCGGTGAGTGTAAGCATCGTTTTGTGATTGTTGTTCGGCTGTTAATGCGGGTGCATCGCCTATTGGTGAAGTCCATCTTGCATTTGATATATCTTTTACCCATGAAGGAAAAGGTTGTGGTCTCCAAAAAATTTGATTTTCTGAATCCCAAGTATCTCCTATTCCTGCGTAGTTTCCTCTAAAAGGAGTGCCACCTAATTTGTGTGTATTTTCATATGTGTTGTAAGAAGTTTGAATCCATAAATGTGCAGGCCAATTATTATGTTTTTCTAAATAACCTTGACCAACAGATTCAGTTTCAACTCCTCCGTCTAATAGTTCTCTATCGTCTACAACTAAGACAGTTAAAACTTCATTCTCTTCTGATATTTTTGCAAAATGTGCCATTACGCTGATTTATACCTTATGATTACAATTCCAGATCCACCAGCATATTCAGCTCCGGCTCCGCCTCCAGTGTTTGCTTTACCATTTCTATGGTCAGTATCTACTGAACTTCTTGGTGTACCTAAAGGTTCCCACCATCCTCCGCCACCACGTCCGCCTCGCGCAGTTGGTGTATTAGCAGGTGCACCTTGTCCTCCTCCAGCAAACCATCTTCCTGGAGTTGGTCCATCTGTTCCGACACATGTGCTTGGATTAATTCCTGTAGATGCTCCATCTCCACCGTATCCTCCTGCAGCACTTGGTCCTGGTTGGTTGTTAGCTGCTTGAGGTGAGTTAGTAGCTCCTCCGCCACCTCCATAACCATTACATGGTCTTCCTGGTGATCCATTATTTCCTTGAGGGGGACTAACTGGAGGAGTATTTCCTGATCCTCCACCGCCATTTGCGGTTCCGCCTCCGCCACCAGATCCACCATTAACAGCATTATTAGCAGATGGCCCGGATCCGCCGCCACCGCCTCCGGCTGATGTAATTGTTGAAAAAACTGAATTAGCACCACTAGGTCCAGTAGAACTATTTGGTGCACTAGCTGTACCGCCAGCTCCTATAGTTATTGGATAACCTTGTGCACAAACTGTAACAGAAGTACCACCTGGATTACCGTTTAATGGACTTGCAGTATAGCCGTCACAAGAATTTTTAAATTCTCTAAATCCGCCCGCACCGCCGCCGCCGCCACGGCCTCCGCCTGCTCCTCCCGCGACAACCACATATGAAACTACATTTTCTGCTGCACAAGCTGCAACTTTAGCAACACAAAAAGTTCCTGGACTTGAAAATGTGTGAATTTTATAATCTCCATCAGTAGAAATTGTTCCACCTGTAGCACAAATAAAAGAAGCTCCACCACCACCAGCTCCAAATCCTAAGACTTGATAACCAAATGATTTAGCTTTTCTTTGTTGAGTATTTTTTGTGTTCTTACCGGTAGTAAGTTTATTTTTTAATTCTCTCATGTTCTACTTCCTTATGCGTCGTTAGCAGCATCCGTAGTGAAGAATATTCTAACTCCGATAACTCTAGCATCAGCAGTAAAAGTATCTCCACCAGCGTTTGCATCTCTAAATAATTGAAAATAAGTTATCTCACCAGCTGCAGGAGATCCTGCTATAGTGACAGCGCCACTTTCTGAAGAAATTTGTTGATCCTCAAGTGTTCCTATTCCTGCATCTGTAACATTTACTGCAGTTCCATAAACCACATCAATTGTATCATTATCTGCACACGCAACTCCTTGTAATCCAAAAATACAATCTCCAGTATTAGTGCTTCCAGGTGTCCAATATACTTGATAAGTTACTGTACCCTCATTCCATGATTTAGGAAATGCTACTGAAAATTGTGCAAACTCATCTGTGTCTTTATCAAAGTCTAATACTTTCATATCTGGTCTTGTTGCTGTTGTTTCTACTTGTTGTGCATCTGCACCATTAGTAGTTGCCCCATACATAGCTGAAGCAGGGACCCACATAGTTTCTTTACCTGCAATTTTAATAGCACCTGTATTATCGCCAGCATCTACTGCTTTAGCAACACCTGTACCATTTGGTGCAATAGTTATGTCTCCATTAGCGGCATCAGTAATTGTAACTGTACCTGAATTTGTTCCAGAGTTTGTGCTTAAAACTAAATCTGAAGCTCCACCAGTTGTAACTGTTAAAGTTCCAGCACCATTAGATGTTAATACAGCAGCTGCTCCAGAGTCTCCAACTTTTACAGTATCACCTGCAAGAACCACATCTCCAGTTCCTTTTGGAGTTATATTAATATCTATATTTGAATCATCACCTGTTGATGAAAGAGTTGGTCCTGCACCTGTTGCAGCATTTGCAATTGTAAATTCATTTACGGCTGAACCTGTAGCTGTTAAAAGAGCTAGTTGGGCTCCATTAGTATCTAAAATTGAAGTTCCAATTTTAGGTGAAGTTAAAGTTTTATTTGTTAAAGTTT